GGCAACCGTCGAGAAAGCGAGCCGCCGCCCTTTCGTCGGTAGCGAGAACGCTAACCCTGAAGGATCAACGGAGACTTCTGGATTCGGACAAAACGAGACAACTGCCATGCCGTTTGACCAGGTCTACAAGTCTGGTGCCTATGACCCCACTCATCCGTGGGCCGGTAGCCGAATCCAGGACTTCAGAAGGTATGTCAGGCAGCAGGGTGGACAGAATCCCAATCACCAGATGCTGACCGAATACCTGAAGAGGCCTCACCGAAACCTGAACAAGGGTGGGGAGCAACACCTTCAGGAGTACACCTCATACGCTGAGCAGCACGAGGCATCTCGTCGCTATGCAGAAGAAGAGATGTCGAACCTGGCCAGTGCTGATGTGCCCGGTATGTCTCCACAGCTCCCTCCGACTCCAGAGACTCACGGAATCCTTGCCTCCTTTGAGGACGACGGTTCGGACATCGTGGCACAGTTCCACCGCATGGGTGGTATTGAGGCCATTAACAATTCAGGTTCTGGTGGAGGCGGCGGAAACTATTCCGACAATGCTATCGCTGAGCAGGCTCGGGGATTCCTCCGCACTGCCGGAAGACACTTCTCCCTCTCAGAACAGAGAGAGCTTGAAGAAGAGTCGCATCCTGAAGGGGCTAGGAACCTTAGAGACCTTGATCTTCGCGGCACTCATTACGAGGATGCACTGTGATCGGAGGTGTCTGAAAGTTGCAGAAGCACATTGCCTCTCACCGGAACAGTACACTTACTGATCCTGGACTCAAGAGGCTGATCCAGGCCTACCACAACGATCCGAATGCCGCTGTTGTAGAGGACTTTAAGTTCCGTCCTGGATTCATCTATACCTCCGTCCGCGCTATCAGTGCCAGGATCAACCAGAACTATGACGCCTGGCCTAGCGGGGAACTCAGGAAGAGCTACCGGACATTTCTGGGCAAGCCGTGCTTTGTCAACCATCAGAACTTCGACCCCACTAAGGCGCGAGGGAGGGTTGTCGCTGCACGTTACGTCGAGTCTGGCAATGACAAGTTCATTGAGGTCATCCAAGAGGTAGATGCTCAGAGATTTCCGAAACTTGCACACGAGATTCGTACCGGCGGAATGGATTCCGTCAGCATGGGTGTCGAAGCAGGATTCACCAAGTGCTCTATCTGTGACAACAAGGCTACCGACCTGCACGACATGTGCGCTCACGTCAAGCACAGCAAGGGCAAGTACCTACCGCATGCCAAGACAGGTAAGCGGACCCTGGTCTACGAGAACTGTCACAAATTAAGTTTTTTTGAACTGAGCTATGTCTTCGATCCGGCTGACGAAACTGCCGTTGTGTCAAAGGTTCTGGTTGCCAATCGACGTAATGCAGACTTTGATTCCGGCTGGACCCCTAACGACTCTTTGCGAGGAGAAGACCCCGAAGAGGTTGACGAGGAAGTTCCGGATGAGCCAGGCGGGTTCACAAATGGCTGGGAGTCCTACAAGGGACGCAGGCTTGATCCGCGCTCTGAGGTCTACACACACCTCAATCTGCACGCCGTTAACCAGGGTCTGCCCGGTATCTGGTCCTTCTCTCAGGCACAGCATGTTCCAGACAATTCTGGAAAATTGCGGAAGAAGAATTTGGTTGTCGGGTATGCCCCCGAAGCACACCTCAGTAATGCCCGTATGCACGTTCAGAAGGGTGCGGCAAGCAAGTATCACGAAGCTATGCAGGCACATCTGGCAGATCCGGAAAATGTGCCTGCTCCTTCCCGCACAGTCCATGCCGGAATCAAGGGACACCTGGCACACCCACCGCGAGAAGCATTGCCGTATAGCGGAATTGAATATCATCCTGGTGATGTCTACGGAGAGTTTGTTCACCGTGATGACAAGGAACCGGTCCATACCGCCGACACAGTTCATTTGTCTCGCGACAAGAGAGCCTATGCACACCAGGCTGACAACTGGGGACGTGATCACGAACCCCAGCTAGTGGTTGATCCTGACCCGTCAGTCAATGCCTCTAACCGACATACCGTGTGGCCCAGGCAAAGTAGACAAGCACTGAGAAGGGAAGCTGCCATTAACGCCAAATACTTCAGTGGCCCTGCTAGATACGCCTATAAGGCCGGTGACCCAGAATTTCGAGGCTCTGCTGCTGACTTTCAGAAGGGTGATCGCGTCCAGCACTTGTCGCCCAGCTTTCACGGCAGGGGAGTGGTTCATGACCTACACCCCGAACGCGGGGTAGGGGTGACCTGGGAGACCGAGATGGGTGGACCACATCAGACTTGGGAGCACCCCGGTGATCTCAGGAAGCAGGGCCGCTACAAGCATGCCGGTGACGGGATGTCCTACAAGGACACCATGAAGTACGCCTATGGAGAAGTGACTGCTCCTCCGGATGTCGATACCCTGCGTAATGCAGATGATGCTGACGATGATCACTTCCATCACTATGTCGAGAGTCCCAAGGAGCTTCGTACTCCGGACCTGGAGAATGCCGGTAACCTTCGTAGGAATAAGGGTGGTCCGAGTGATGTTTCGGACTTCGATCCTGAGGGCGACAGCACAAAAGACTTCGTAGAGTCGGACACTTCTCACGAAGAGGCCATTGACGACTTCCTCGACTGGTGTGACTCCATCAACGTCACACCTAGCGATGACTCCCTCAATGATTTCGCAAATTCATATCACCTGGATGATGAAGACTACCAGGCGATTTCAGATTTCCTTGCTGCGGAGCAAGGTAACGGTGCTGGACCCACCAATGCAAACCAACCAGTGCCCCGTACAAGTAGGAGAAAGAGAATGGCAACTTATCGGTATGCAGAAGAAGAGTCCGCACCTGACCAAGAGGCTTACGGTGAGGACGATCCCGGCGTGCGTTACGACGGCGACGTGGATGAGGACTATGACGACGGAGGTGGTGATCAGGGCGGAGATGACCCCGAAGAACTGATCCAGGCCTTCGTTGACTGGTGCGGCCAGAACGGCGCTCCTCCAAGCCAAGAGGCACTGGATGCCTTCGACCAAGAAGCTCAACTGAGTGACGAAGAGTACCAGCTTCTTTCGGAGATCGTTGCTGAGGTAACCGGGGGCGGTGGGGAAGACGAGCACGGCGGTCTCCCTGCTGAGCCTGAAGGTGGAGATGAGTACGGCGGTCCCGGTGCCGGTGGCGAGGAGTTCAGCGCAGACCCGCAGCAGTTCCAGGCAAGCAATGGAAACCGTAATACTTCTTCTCAGAATGAGAGAAGGGCAAGGAAAGGAAAGTCAATGGCGCGACAGACTCTGGCTAGTCGCGGTCAGGATGTTGCATCTCGTCAGCGCCTGCACCGCTTTGCCGATGATAACGGACACTTCGACTCCGGACCATACGGCGAGGACAACCAGGGCGAGCAGGAAGAGATCTTCCTGAGCCAGACTCCCGGTACTGAGGCTGTTGCTGCCCCGGTCCCTGGCGACGGCACCATCTCCAACACGGAGAAGAACTTGGTTGCCCGTATCAACGCCGCCAAGAACTCGCTCCAGCGAGACATCCAGTCCTGGAATCAGATTCAGGCCTACAAGTACGCTGCTGAAGGTGGTATTCCGGATGCCGATAAGGTTGATCCGGCTCTTTCCGGCACTGATGACCAGGATCTCAAGGGTCACGACTTTGAGCGGGTTCAGCCTGAGAAGGTCGAGACTCAGCCTAAAGACGCCTCGCTGAAAGCCTTTGCTGCTTTTGACAATTGGCTCCACAGCACCACGGGACGTACCGCTTCTCAGCACGGCAATGCGAATTTCATTCGTCGCCAGGCTGCTCGCTGGGCCGGTTCCTATGGATATCCTGTGGAAGTTCTTTTCCCCGCACTGGGAAATTTCCTTCGCCAAGCCCGAAGGATTGAAGGGAGCACCAATATGCGCCGTACCGCTGACGAGAAGCTGGAAGTTGCAGCACCTCAGGACCGTATCGACGTTGAGGAACCCGTTAAGAACACCACCGATGCCGACGCGCAGGCCAGCCAGTTCGACCTGCACGACTTTGGCAACAATGCCGGTGATGGTGTGGCTGATCCCGACCTGAGCACGGACAGCCAGATTTGGGCACCCGGTGAGGGTGTCAAGGAGTCCAACCGTAAGGCTGATGGCGTGGCCGCAATCCGGTTGGCAGAGGCCTACATCAAGGCTGGCCTCAAGCCCGAGGGTGAGAAGTACAACCTCGTTGCTCAGTTCCAGACGATGCGACATGCAACGGTCACCGACCGTACTCGTCTGCTGGAGGCAGTCCTGAAGACTGCCGCCTTCTCTCGGAGAGTTACCGCAGGAACCAGTCGCGGGACCGCTCCACGCTCCCCCTTCCCTCCAGGTCTGATGAACGGCGGCGGTATGAGCCGGTCAGCTTCGGTGAGTCGGGTTGCTGCAAACGATCCCTCAACAGATTCCGATCTGTTCCTGTAAATAACGAAAACGAAAGGAGGCGAACATGTTTCGGCCTACTCTTGCGAACCCGGCGCAGAAGCGAACTCTGCGACCGATTTACGCACAACATCAGGCGACCCCGCACGCGGGCTTCCTGAACCCGGCCTGGACGAAGTCTTTCGACATCTATCCCGGCACCGTCATGGTTCGTCTGACCGACGAGGTTTTCACCCCTTACACGGGTGCAGCCGGTCAGCGTCCCTATGGCTTGTCCGCTCTCTTCAGTGCCCCGACTCTGGGCATTGACGAGGTTACTTCTACTGGCACAAACCTTTTCACTGTCTGGGTTGGTGGCGAGCAGGCCTACTTTGAGGTCCTGGCACCGGCTTTCGATCAGACTGCGACCTGGGTTGCGCCGACCAACGGTTCCATCCAGTTGCTGACTGGTAATAGCCAGGGTCTCCTCACCCCCGTGGGTGTCACTGAGGCCAATGCTGTTGCCGAACTTGTCAGTGTCCTGGACACCGGCAAGATTCTTATCCGTCTCAATCGCTTTAACCTGGGTGTTAGCACCCCGGTTGGGTCGAGCTAGTTTAGGAAGGAGGGGAAACAATGTCTGGACTTCCTGTTGCAATTGGCTCCGGTCTTGGCCGGTTCGCCAAGTCGTCGGAAGAGTATGTTGCCGACATCGTTAGCGCGAAGCAGCGTCTCGGTGGTCGTAAGCTCTCTGCTCGCGACAAGCAAACGAAGCTCGCCCATATCCTGGGTGACCGTCAGAACGGCATGATTCGCCTGGGCCAGAGCATGATTGGCCCGATCCAGCTTCAGTTGCGGTACCAGGGCATCCTGCGTAACGTGCTGTTGGAGGATACTCTGACTCCTGGTGTTCCGATTCAGTATGACGTGCTTGACGATCTTGGTCAGGCCTACATGCTGCACGGAGACGAGGGCGAGATCCGCATCACCCCGTTTGAAGGCAAGCGTATTGAGGTTCAACTCTTCCGTATCGCATCGTTCCCGATGGTGAAGAAAGAAGACCTCTACTACCTGCGTTCTAACATCATCGAATATACGCAGGACATGACGAAGCAAGCCATTATGCGGCAAGAGGATTCGCGCCTCATCACGCTGCTTGAGGCTGCTGTCCAGGCCTACCGCCTGGTTGACACCTCGTCTGTCCCCGGTACGGGCAACCTGCCTAACGAAATCACTGTTGCGGGAACCTATCTCGCTCCGGATGATCTCTACACGGCGGTCACCTACACCGACCAGCGACTGCTGGATTCCTCACGGCTGCTTTGCAATCCGCAGGAATACCGCGATTTTTATCGCTGGGACATCAACACGACCGGCTGGGCGTTCAAAGACTCGGTTGTGGCTGGTGAGCGCATCGTTCAGTTCGGTGAGTTCCAGATTGGCAAGAGCATCGTGATCCCTGCTGGGACAACGTATCTCACGCCTGAGCCGCAATTCCTGGGTGTCTTCCCCGTCATGTATTCCCTTGACGTGGAAGAGAATAACCAGACGGAGCAGTTCCACAAGGGCTGGGTTATGGACGAGCTTGTCGGAATGGCGATCCTAAACCCCAGGGGCATAATCGTGTTACGCAAGTCATAAATTCCTGATCATCCAAAATCCAGGGATTTGACATCACCAGGAACCTCCGGTATTCTTGACCAAAAGTCGAGATACCGGAGGTTTTCTGTTGCCAAACATCAATAAGCGTCCTGAAAAAGACTGTCCCACATGCGGAAAACGCTTCTTGTGCGTTAGGCCATCACAGAAATATTGCTCTAGGGATTGCATTCAGGGCAAAGGTCGAACGCACCTTGTGTGTCCCTGCGGGACAGTAACAGGAAGCTACATAAAGAAATACTGTTGCCCTGAGCACCACGAAAAATACAAGAAGCGCAAGCCTCCCCCCCGCATGGATCAGCATATCTGTGTGGGTTGTGGAGAAGGATTTGAGAGGCCACACTTCTACCCAGGGAAGAAAAAGTACTGCTCAAACAAGTGCTCCCACAAGCAAGTTAAGTCTGTGCGCGACAAGTTTATTTCAGACCTACCCGAAGGAGCAGTGGTCTTCCACTCTGGATGGGAGATTCGTTTCTGGTCAGTCTGCCTCCGGTTCGACATACCCATCCGGTCCTACGACGGCCCAGACATCCAGACCTCTGCCGGTGTCTATCGACCAGACTTCATCATCGATACCCTTGTCGGAGAACGCATCGTAGAGGTTAAGGGCCTGATCCGTCCCGAGAGCGACGTAAAGATGCAGGAGTCCAAAGACTCTGGACATAAGCTCTGGGTCATAGACGAGGACACCCTCTTGGCACTAGAAGACGGTGACCTTTCCCCGCTACTAGACACATAGGCTGTGACACTTCACCTTTCGGAACCTAATTAGTAATAGACCCCCTCCCAAGCCTCTCCACGATGCTCAAATGGGAGGGGCCTTTTTTACCTGTGGCACCTTATCTTTCGGCTCATAATTAGTGAGCGAGGGGAACAAGAGATGAGTGATGTTGTGAGCATGCAGAATTCAGTCAATACGTTACTGATCGTTTTCGTGATCTCTATCGTGGTAGTCAACTTCCTGATCCTTAGGAGCGTCAGCAAGAAGGTCATTGAGTGGTTCGACCTTACGAGTGCCCTACTCTCAGTACTGACCAACCTTGTGGCCAAGGCAGAGAAGTCCGCTAAGGAAGAGCACGAGGCAGCGAAAGAGGAGCGCCTGAAGGCGGAGACAGAGCGGGCAGAAGCTCAGGCAGAGCGGGCATCTAAGCCTGCTAGGACTCGCGCTCCAAAGAAGGCCTCCCCCATCAAGACCGACGAGAACTAGTGGCCGAAGGTAAGCTGACACATCACCTCATGAAGGCCAGAAAACTCACTGGCGTAGACCCGAAACTCGTTATGGTCAAACACTTTATCGACCTTGCGATTATGCACACTTCTGAAGATCACCACCGGAAGATGGTAGAGCCAGAGCCGGGGTCCATTGATGAGTAATGTCCATGTGCCCCATCCCAAGTCACTGATTCGACCGATTTCCTGTAGCTCCAAGGCGGCAGAGAAGTTTTTCCTTCACAACAACAAGTTCTTGCAGTGGATCACCGATCATGTCCTGGCCTCTATGCTGATGTTCGACCTCGCGCTCCTGGTCCCACTCCTTGTCTTCCTACCCCCCTTCAGTGGCCTCAAGGACGTAGTAATCATCATCTCTAGCAACTGGATTCAGCTATGGGCACTCTTTGCCCTACAGAGATCCTCCTCTCGTGCAGAGATCACGAGGCAGGCCAAGGCTGATGCTGATCACGAGGCACTGACGCATATCGCCAACACAGTGGACGCAATCGATAATGCTGTGCGGGAGGGAAACCCACCCCTTAATAAATGAGGTAGAGGGGTAGGACCATGCGGCGTATCAGGGCACAGAGGGATACCTTTGCGTACCATATTGCCGCCGAGGATGATCAGTACTTTTCTGACAAGAAGAAGAACTATTTTGGCGACTCCCCTGACTCTGAAGTGAATCCCCTTGGGTCGAGTGGAACATCTAGCACTGGACTATCTGGGGATTCCCACTACGAGGAGATGGCTTCGGAAGAAGCCAATAGGGGCGGCTACAAGGCACCCAAGCAACAGGTAGTTCCTGGTGTACCTAGCGGATACAGCGGATATGGCGGTGGTAGTAGTGGGGGCGGAAGCCCTAGTAGCTATACCCCAAGTCAGGGTGTCGATCAGTGGAAGAGTCAGGTAGACGAAGGCTTGCGTCGTAACGGCCTGCCCACCACGCTAGACAGCCAAGTGCTGAAACAGATTCAGACAGAGTCTGCCGGTAACCCTACAGCGATCAACAACACTGATAGCAATGCACAGGCAGGTCATCCGTCCCAAGGACTCCTACAGACCATCCCGAGCACATTCCAGCAGTATCACTACCAAGGGGACTCTAACAGCATCACTGATCCGCAGGCCAATATTGACTCGGCAATCGGGTATGCCAAATCTCGTTACGGACCAACACTTATGGATAGTAGCGGAAACGGCATGGGTTCAGGGCACGGCTACTGATGAGAATCATGCTACAGAGAGAGACATTCGCCTTCCGCATCGCTGCTGATGAATCTGATCCAGACTACAGGAGGAGGCTGTCTCCTGACTCTGAGGTAAATCCTCTTGATGGAGACCACTCACTGGATAACACTGGCCTGGCGAGTGATTCGCATTACGAGCAGATGGCACAGGCAGAGGAGAACAGGGGAGGATATAAGGCCCCCAAGCAACAGGTAAAGCCTGGTGTACCTTCCGGATACGGAGGCGGAGGCGGAGGAGGCACCGCAGGATCTGCCACCTCTTCATTCGACCCCAAGCAGTGGAAGAGTGCAGACGATTACGCAAAGTCCATGAGTGGCAAGCCATATGAGTATGGTGGTGGTCACCCAGGTGGTCCTACCGACAGTGTTGACTGCTCAGGGTTCATGGGTAACCTATATTCGATCTACACCGGCAAACCTACTGCATTCAGCACCGATAGCGACTTCTCCAAACTAGGCTTTGAGCCAGGTTACGCCCCTGGGCTATTTAATATCGGAACCAACGGCGGTTCGGGCGAAAATGGTCATATGGCAGGCACTTTGCCAGACGGTACGCACGTTGAGTCTAATGGAACCAACGGTGTTCAGTACGGTGGAAATGCTGCCGGTGCCACTGACCCTCAGTTCAATTCGGTATGGCACCTACCTGCATCAGCGACATCAGCACCAAGTACCCCGACCATCCCATCGAACTCTCCTGGGACGACACCGATGGCAAGCCCAAGAACGAGTAGAAATATGAGGAGAAGATAGATGACCAGGCAACAGGTTACGTCCTATATCTTTGACCCGGTGGGGGCAACGGTTACCTTTAGTAGCCTGACCAACATCGACCCTACCCAGGTGGTGTGCATTTACGATGCCACACTTGCCAATTCGCCCTACATCAAGCACAGCACCAGTAAGGGTGTTCCTCTGTACTTTGCTGTCAATGCCCAGACCACTTCGGTGACCGGCACCAGTAACAATGTCCTGCATATCCCGAAGCAGAATATCCCACCGCAGGCGAAATCGACTGACACGCTCACGATCTACTACGGATTTAACACCACCCCAACTATCGTCCATATCGACTAGGAGTAGAGAAATGACGGATCAGTCCAAGGCACGGCCCTTCTTCGCCGCCTATCAGACCAAGCAGAGTGATGTTGGTATTGCTGGCAAGACCAGTAAGAATATCTTTACCTCTTTCTCCGACACGACTGCGAGTGCCACTACGGCACTTGCGGTTACGGTTGCCGAAGAGCGTGCTGAAGACCTCAGTCCTAGCACTCGATCCACGCAGTTCCCCGGCCTCACAACTACTTAATCGAAGGAATATCATGTCTGATGCTCAGTCCATCTCAAATGACAATAACGGCATCGATGCCAACGGGAAGTCATTGCCCTGGAGGCTAGTTCACCTCCTGCGTGCTGCCCAGATCGGTGACATCTCTAGCCAGACTGACGGTGATGCCGAAGCAAGCAACATCAGTTCTTCGGTCTTCGACCAGGTTGTCACCCTATCCAAGATCCTGACCCGTACCTACAAGGGTCACGATATCTGGGACGCTGTCATGCTCCTGGCAGACCACTTCCAGTTGCTTGACCCGCCGACGAACAGCACCAAATCGTCATGAGCTTCGACTGGCTACAACTCCAGTGTGAATACGCTGGGGTGCCAGTACCTCCTCGCCACGTCATCTTCACGGTGCAGGGCACGGGGCAGCCAGATCCGGAAGGACCAGGTTACCCAGCAGACCTGGCGAGGACACTGGATGACGAGAAGTGGTTCTGGCAGCCGGTAGGGAACTACATGGCTAGTGCATTCCCCATGCAGCCCTCTATCAATAGTGGTGATGAGGAATTCGCCCGCCTACTGCGCCTCCAGTCTCCTACTCAGACATGGGGATTCATAGGATACTCGCAGGGAGCTATCGTCACTAGCGACATCCTTGACCGTTGCGGCATTACGAAGAACCCCAATGTGACACCAGACCTCGCTGACTATGCCGATTCATTTATCGGCGGAGTGACGTGGGGAAATCCGAGACGTGAAGCAGGACATACGATTCCGAACGGCATTGATCCGAGCGGTCACGGAATCGTTACCCCCAACCTTGTTGGAACACCGGTATCTGTATGGGACTTCGCTGTTGGTAAGAAGATGGTGAACTCTCCAGGACAGGACCTCTACACCACCTGTGGGTATGACGGCAGCACAACTAGTGTCACCGACGAGCAGGCAGTCTGGGGGATCGTAGACAAGGGAACCATCACTAGCTTTGGAAACTTCATCGACCAGGTACTGAAGATCGTCGGTAATCCCGTGAAGGGTACGGTAGCTGCTATCGTAGCCATCCTGGATGCCCTGAACTTCTTTGTCCTAGAGGGCATTACCCCGCATACCTCATACGGCGTCACTCAGCCCATTGCTGGTGACCCCAGGGACTGCTGGCGTATTGCCGGGGACTATCTGAACTGGATCGGTGAGAACGTCCCTGCGAGGTCATAGTTGTGAAGAGGCGCATAGTAACCGCGAGGGAGCAGGCAGAGATGCTTGCCCCCTGGCGTACTGCTGCGACCGAACTACTTCCCGATAACTGGGAGAGGCTAATGATGCCTTCTCCGGACAAGGCTGCCGAAGAACAATTACCCTCAGTTCCCCCAAAGGAAGATTCTCCTCAGGTAGCTAGCCCTGAAACCGATACAGACACTTGCCTGAGGTGTAATGGTGCAGGCAGGAAGAAGTTTCATGTCTGTAATGGTTGCTTTGGTACCGGGAGCACCAAGGACCAGGACCCGCTAGAGAGAAGGCTCTACGACGAGTTCATGAAGTGGTGGCCTACTTCATTGGCCTCAAAGTGTCGTTCGCCAGGAAACGTCACGACCAACTGGTCAGATCATCCCAATGAGCCACTGACACACTGGCTTAACGCCGAAGACTTCATGAAGGAAAAGTATCCGGACTCTGCGACCGGAGGCTCTTACGGGTACGAAGATGCTGGCAGGGCACTAAGTCAGGCAGTAGACCCTAAATCTTTTCATCCGGAAGAGTGGGAAAGGTCTGGATACACCGGGACCGGGAATGTCATTACTCAAGCACTTCTAAACCTGCACAACAAGTTACAGGGCAGGACGTGGGCGAGTGATTTCGACAAGCAGCGGTATATGGAACTGATGCTCAAGCACTTTGGTCCAGGTGCCAAGAGGCTTGCGAGGCTTGTGATGGCCAACCGTCGATTGTCATCAGTCATCAAGACCTCTATGCCTGCACCGTCACCAGAGGGTCTTCGCTTCCAGCCTGGGACAGGGAGGTCTGAAGGTCTTGGTAGGACCGATGCCTATGTCGGAGAAGATCCTGTCGGCTACCTGGAGTGGCTAGACGACAATAATCCCTGGAGCATGGTCACTAGCCGTAAGCCTGGCGAGGTGGCCCATATCTTCGTCAATCCCAATTCTCGTCGGCAGAACATAGCGACAGAGATGTTCGACTGGACGAAGAACAACCTCCGTCCGGACCTTCATCATTCAGAGCGCCGTACCAGCCTGGGAGATAGCTGGGTAAACCACGAGCAGAGCAGGGCCTTTACTGGACGTAGGTTCTGGGCAGACTCATACCGTCCTGTCACCATAGCCGACTTCTTCCAGTGGTGTGGTGAGAAGCACCTGAGGCCGAATCGTGCTGCACTAGAAGCATTCTCGCAACAGCAGAGTATGGGCGTAGAGGAGTTCCTCAACCTCTCACAGCTACTGTAAAGCATGGGACTCGACGGCAAGTACCTAGAGATCCTCCGCAATGCAGCAACTGACCATGGACTCAGTAGTCAGATTTTTAACGGAGAGGGTGAGCCAAACGAGGCACATCGTGGAGGATGGGCAGAGCAGGCTATTAGTCAGGCAGGCATGGACGGAAAGATGTTCAGGGTGCCTAGTGCCTACAAGGACGTTAGCCAAGACGATCCAAACAGATGGGCAAAGATACAACAGCTTCAGCGCCAATACTCTTCTGAGGCAGAGACATACGCGAACAATGTCCTTACCAAGAACGGTTGGGATCGCGGACCTATCACCATTGAGCCGGAAGACTGGGACACCCGCGAGGGCGGCGGAGTAGCTGCATATAAGCGTGGCCGGTATCAGATCGGCCTAGCCGGTAACCACATCACCGAACTCACGCTCCTGCATGAATTATCTCATGCCCTGCTAGACACCAAGCATGTGAACTACCATGGTCACGAATTCAAGAGCCAGCTACATGACCTGATTCACCAGAACCTTGGCAAGGATGCTGGCGACATGTATGGGGAGATTGGCTTCAAGGACATTAGCCCTAATCAGCTATCCCTGCCACTATTCAATCGCAATGCCTCACGTCGATTCTGGGCCATGGCCGACACCAGCAAGTGGCACCCCATGATAAAACTCCCTCCCCGAACAGCTATGCCTGCCAAAGATGCCTATGACCAGAACCCTAACGAAGACCATATCCGACAGACAGAAATGCCCTTGCGGGAGAACACATCTGGCAAGTGGTACCACGTCAGCCCACACAAGATGGAGCCTGACACCATCATCAGCCCCGGCGGAGGAACTAGCCCCTATAGCAATGGCCCAGAACCCACACAGAGGCAGAGGGACTGGGTATGGATGGATAGGCCAGAGGCTGTCAAGCAGTGGTACTACGGGACACTGCTAGGTCAGGTTCACCAGGGCCACGAAAGCCCTTGGGCGCACATCTATGAGGTAGAGCCTAGCGAGGGACCGTACCCCTGGAACGGTTCTGGGGAAGATGGCCATGTCTCACCTTCAGCCAGGGTCATCCGCGAGATCCCTACAGACAAGTACAACAACTTCCCAGAACGCTTGGGGCGCTTCTGGAAAAGCCCTACAAGGTGAAACCCTAAATCCCAGTTCATAATTGGTAAGGACAAGTAGGAGATACGATGAGGCGAGTACTAGGCGCAAGGGAGCAGTTCGATCTGCTCTCTCCTTGGCTCGTCACTGCTGCACCGCAAGGAGAACTTTTCGGACTTGGAAATCCCTCAATGGACTTTTCTCCCAAGGATGTTGGGCCTAGAGAAGCTCCAGCAGAGCGTGTTCCGGCAGAAAAAAAGAAGCCGGTCAAGAACCCTAGTGCCAGCCCTGATGGTGCTCAGCTTGAAATCCCTTTCTGGCAGGCCAATGATTGGCGCACTGGA